AGCTAATTAAATAATGATAAGATGATGCAATATTTCTCCCCGGAGCTGATACTCCGGGGAATATTTTTAATATAACTGGAATTTATCAAGCGCAATGCCGAAACATCCGGCATATCCGTCCTGCCCGTTTCCTACTTCATTGTCGAATTGCCACGGATAGTAACCGCCGCCAATCGGAGCAACTCTGTACTGCGCTTTTTGATAACCATATTTTGCAACAATATCCGCCGGAGTATCATAATATACCTCTACGGCATCGATCACAGCTCCCGGATATCCAGCATAGCCGTTGTTTGCGTCAGACCAGTTACATCCGGTTACGTAAGGTAACCATCCCTTGCCCTTTACATGCACGCGGTATTTTACAGTACCTTTATTAACCTTTATCGCGATACCGGCGATTGTACGACCCGGAAGTCCTGCAAAATCAGACAGGTTATTCACAAAGGGCAGGATTGTTCCGTCGGTCAACATAACGCCATAAGTAAACACAATGCCGGGATCACCGGATGCTGCACTGCTTCCGCCTCCACTGACAACCGGAGCATCCGGCAACTTGTCCATTCCCATATACTCACGGATTTTATTAATAAAATATGTTTTACAGCCAGATGTGCCCCCATGAATCTCTACAGATCTGTGCGGGCACGCTGTCGCGAATACCTCCTTGTGCAGCCGGATTGTATTCGTGTTTGGAACGATACCGTACTGCTTACACTTCTGCGCCGCCAACTTCAACGCATTCTCTTCATTTTTCTTAAAGATTTCCAAATCCCCCATACTCTGACAGACCTCGATCGAATAATAGTTCCGGTTTCCGTCCGTCTGCCCGCAGTGCCATGCTGCGTAGGCATCATCTTCCGCATACAAGATCCCGTCACTAGCTACATAAGCGTGAGCAAATCCGTTTTCTAACGGATGCGTTTGCAGCCATTTTCTGTAAAACGCTGCATTTGCATTTTGTGATCCTGCATCGTTGTGAATAAAAATTCCTCTCGGATTTCCACCTCTAAGTCCTGCTACTCCTCTACAAATACTCATGTTCTTCTCCTTTCTTCCGGCATTTGCACCGGCGCAAAAGAGGACGATCACTCGCCCTCTGAATCTCCATCTTTATTTACGACCTTGTCTGCAACCTCTAAACCTTTAATCAATATAATCGGCACGTTAAATCCAGCTTCTACGAAATTTTCCAAAATCGAGCGAATCTCATTTATAAGCAAGCTGGCCAGTACGAACCATCCAAGCAATGTAGTGATCCCTAAATCTACACCGATCGCCTTACCGATCTCGATAAAGATTGCCGATGCCCCAAACGCAACCATAATCATAAGCCAGTACCCCAACTTCTTAAGGACGCCTTTCCAGCCTCTGACAGAGTTTTCTTTGTTGGCCATCTTGCTCTTCATCCACCCGGTTATCCAGTCTGCTACATTAAGTAGCAAAAAGGCTGCAAATAAGATCCAGTGCTCTCCTAATATGTAGGACAACACCGCCACAATCGCTCCTGCAATCGCATTGTATCCGTCAATAATTTCTTCTGCATAATTCATTTTCATATTCCTCACTTTCCTTTCTCGTTATGCAACTTCTTTCCAGAGACTCTCGGATCCAACTGCACCCGGTTCCCACACATTGCTGTCTACAAGAGACTCCCACGTTTTCCCTTTATGTGTTACCCTATCACCTTTTTTGTATGGGTTTGTGCTGTTTGGCTGCTCCCACGGCAATACTTTTCCGGTCGGATCTGTAAGCACCTTAGCATATAAACTTGAGGCGGTGTCCGGCGCCCAGTCCGCTTGAGATGTATGGTTTTGGAGTACCTTATATAGCGCATCTTGGTAAGTAATATACTTTCCAGTCTTGTAGGCTACTCCATCGCCGCTCCATAAATCGTACAGATCTGCTACCTTAAGAGCCTGCTCATCATCTGTAATTTTCTCTGCAGATATTTTAGCCATCGCAAAGACAGACGCATACGTTCCCGGTGCTCCACCGTTGCCACCGTTTTCCTTCAGTGCTTCTATGTCCTGCTTCGCTGTTTCCAACTTAATCCCCATGTCATCCAATCGCTCCTCTGTTGACAGACCGGCTTTATTATTTACAACTCCATAAATTCCACCCGGATATATCTCAGTATGATCGTATCCCGTGTAATTTTCCAAGGTATCTATGATCTGCCCACGTTCTGTGACGTTCATCACCTTTGTTTTTGTTGCATCCTCAAAGATTTCTTTCAGCTTTTCCGGCGCAATTCCGATTGTCAAGAATCGCACCGCACCACCGATTTTTTCATATGACTGTATCGGCATATCAGTTGCATCATTAAAAATAAGTTTCATGTTATCATTCCTTTCTAAAAGATCTGTTTTCTGACTCCGATTGGAATACGCAATAGGAAAGATGCGTTACAATTAAATACACCAAAAAGTAATTAATTATCAAGCACACTCCCACTCAGCGTCGATAAAAAGGTAATTATTTGTAGCTTTTGGGATGCAGAAAAACAGATTGCCGTTTGCTTTTGCTAAAGATGTACAAGCGACTGGGTTTTTATACGTTCCGTCTGATGCCACTACATTTACAACAGTGTCATTTAATGGGCGATACTGTGGCGGTATCGAAAAAACATTGTCGTACACGTTGTTTGCAACTATTGTGGCAGTTGTATAGATTTCTATGTTTAGATGCACCGTTTTACCGATTTTATACGAGTTGCTTGCTATGGCTTTCCACACTCCTGCTCTTACGCCCAGATCCGTGGGCGTGAGCGTCTTTTTATCATGGTGAGCCTGTAATTGTAACAAATATGTATTTAACATAGGGATTGTCGGGATGCTTTCGAACATCTTTTCTACTTTTGTGATGCTTAATCCTTCAATTTTCACTCGATAGAGCGGCATTTCTCTGATTTTTCCCGATTGGTACAGATCGTTTTGTGTTAGCGCCGGATCGGTTGCCGCCCCGGTTGTGGATGCGCCCTGTTTGACCTCTAATGTATAGGTGTCGATGCCGCCTGTTCCCGTGGTGACGAATTTTGCTATGATGATGTCGTTTCGGTTTCTTCCGGATTGCCCGTTGGCGATCTCGCAATCAATATAATCTCCGTACTGGATGCGGGCAAAATGTCCGCCTACTACGATAACTCCGTCTTTTACCCTGACTTTATTGTTACTGATTACTTGACTTTCACATTGCTGGCCGATCATCATGACCCCGTCTGATCCGACGATGCTCTGATAAATCGCTGCGTCGTCTTCCGCGCAAATATGTGCCTCCGCCGCTGGGTCGGTATTGATTGTAATTCCTTTCAACTTTCCCATTTAATCATCTCCTTTTACTTTATATTCTGTTGTTGTTTTTCCGTTTTTTATTTTTATGATTTTCCTGACGATCGGCTGTTGTAGTCTCGTCCCTGTAATTTCTTCATATCCGCCGACAATATCGCCGATTTCCAAGTCAATCCCTTCTACGTTGACGTTGATGCTTTTATAGTTTTGCAGCTCTTTCAGTCGCTTTGTTCCATCCTCTTCCAGCTTTTCTTTGTCCGCGCTCGAAAACTCATAAACCGCTTCGTTTTCTTCGAGTCCTGTGTAATACGGAGTCTTTCCGACGCTTCCGTCTTTTTGTACGTATAAATGCAGGATGATCCGCTCTTCGTTTTGTCCTTTTCCGGCGCAGATCAAGTGATTGACACCGCCTCTGTAATCTTTTATGGTAAACTGTACCTCTCCGTCTTGTGAGTATTCCAGTGTTTCCGAGTAGTCTTTGACTTGTACAGCTCTGATGGAAACATACCCGTAATCAAGGTTTTCCGGCTCAATATAGCTGATCTGCAGGCGATATCCTTGAGTGCTTAACATTTTATCGACTGCATCATATAACGTGACGTATCGGTCGATCTGCCAGCCTGTGACGGTGATCCCCGCCTTTTCTTCCGGTACAAAAAAAAGACCGTCGAATCGGTCTTTGATAAGTTCTCTCAAGATGTCGTTCAAGTCTCCGCTCACCGTCAGGTGGTCCTCTCCCTCCGGCGGTTCTATGATTTTTTGCTTTAACAGTCCTCTCCACGTTGTGCCGCACCACACAATTTCTTGCGTTTTGGTCATCACTTCGAGGCTGTTTAGGATTCCGCCGTATTCTGTTCCCGGTACAAAAATGCGATTTCCGTACCAGTACCATTCTTTTGTCCACTCTTCCTGCGGTAAGCGGATTTCAAAGTCGTCCGTATCTCCAAGATCCATGTCGATCGCAACGCTCTGATCTAAAAATCCCAGCTCTTCTCCGTTTTTTCGGGCAATGATAAATTCCAGTGGGAATAGGTCTGCGTTTCGCACGATCAAGTCTCGTGTCTCTTCTGTTACTCCGCCATTATCCCCAGTCGCGGTAATCATTACCGGGTAAACCGCTTCTTTCGCTTTCGTTGTCGGCGCGTTTAGTTTTCCTTGGTAGCGATCTTTTCCGATTCCCGGTAAATTCTGCGTGCTCCCATTTAGCGTTGCTTCCACCCGCTCCATCTTGGTTCGCTCCTTTCTTCGTAGATCACGAGATCCCAGTCAAATTTACCCGACCATACAACTTTTTGCCGTCCGGGTGGGATCTTTTTAAAAAATTTCTTTCCTTTTTCCCGGTTATGAAACGCGTTGACTTGCTCACCGTTTTTTGATATTTTTGTAACGGTTCTTGTGCGGCTGTCTATCTCCAACCGTTCTCCCTGCTCCAAAACAATATTAACTAAATAGCTTTTATCTCCGATGATGACTTGAGGGTTTACGACCGGCCCATAAATTACAAGTGTAAAATTTGCATCTGTAAAATGAGGGTTTTGGACATGTGTGTTGTTCATGCCATTCGCGTATCGGAACGGGTAACGCCCGGGGTAACGTTTATTATCAGATGACGATGCGCCGTAACTGTAAAACGTATACGGGTTTTCTTTTGTCCATATTGGACGTGGACAATACAATTTCACCTTATTTTGCGAATAATAGACTGCTATATCCGACGTTTTTGTTTCGGACGATGTTACAAACCCATCTATGTAATAATCCCCAAAATAAATTCTTCCCGGTCTCTCTAGTAAAACATCTGTTTCGAACGCATCCTGCATTTCATCCAAAAATGTTTTTCGATCTTCCAACGCTCCTCTAACCGTAAAAGTGATTTCGTACTCCGCCGCGTCTTTCTCAAAACCTTGTACAATTTCTCCTATTTTTCTTTTGCTCGTTTCCGGCGTCCAAGCGTGCTTGTGAAAATTTCCGCTTGTTGCTCTCACTCTTGCATCGTAAAATTTATATTCTTTTCCTTCTGAATTGATATATCGTATCATTTTTGCTTTACCTTTATACTTCCAACAAAGCTCTGCCTAATTCTCGTCTGTCTAGAAGCATTGTAACTTCTTGCTTTTTCCCTGCTATAGTAATCAGCACTTCTTCTAGTGCATCCAGTCTTTCTTCAATTCCGCGTCGCCCGTTTTCGTTCCCTGTTTTTCCGATGTTTGTCGTATATGATAGATCTGTTGTCAATGGGTCATATGCAGCTTTTTTTACAAGGTTCGCGGAGTCTGTTACTAATTTCGCATCGCCCGAAATTCCGTTTGCAATTCCTTGATCGATCATATTACCTACGTATTCTCCCCAGCGCGAAGGCGAATGAATCCCGAAGAAGCCTAATATGTTGTCTTTAAAGTCTCCCAGCGCACTTTTTACCGCGTCCCACAATGCGCCTGCTGCATTTGCTAATCCGTTCGCGGTTCCTTTTATGATATTTAACCCGATTTTTCCCCAGTCCACGGATAAAAACTCATTTTTTATGTTCGTTATGATCGTTGGTATTTGTGCGATCAATTTCGGTATTGCCTGTATTAATCCCGCAGCTAATTTCCCGATGATTTCGATTCCGCTTTGTAATACAGACGGCAGGTTTCTCCCTATTGCTGCTACATATTGTATAATTGCACTTCCTGCCGCTGATGCAATCTGCGGCAAATTCGTTATAATACCGTTGACAAGATTTAAAATAAGCTCCGCTCCCTTTTGCATTATCGTCGGAAGCATCGACTGCATTCCGCTAACAAAACTTACTATTGCTTCGCCTGCCATCGTAATTAATTGTGGGAGCGATTCTAGTAT